TCAGGTTATAGATCACCTGCATTATGTGAAAAGTTAGGTAGCTCTAAAACAAGTCAACACACACAGGGTCAGGCAGTAGATTTTGAAATACCAGGTTTTGATAATAAAGAAGTAGCTGCACACATCAAAAACAATTTTGACTTTGACCAACTAATAAGTGAATACTATGAAGATGGTATTCCTGATAGTGGTTGGATTCATGTTAGTTTTAAAATAGATGGTAGCAATAGAAAAGAATCTTTAATTAAAGATAAATCAGGTTATAAAGTATGGCAATAAAAAAAGGTTATCACAAAACTAAATCAGGTAAGATTGCAAAGAAAGGACTTTGGTACAATGTTAACAAAAGAAAGAAAAAAGGTACTAGCAGATCAAAAGCTAAGAGTACAATAAGTGCAAAAGCATACAGAAATTCTTAGGCGTAGTTCTATTATTGAACTGGGGTGATGGTGGGCAAAAAGAAAACTTGGAATAAATCAAAAATAAAAACAATCAAATGTGGAGAGTGTCATATTTGTAAGAAACCTTTAATGAGTAATGAAGGTGGTTGGATAATTAACGCAGAACATAAATACTTTTGTGAGACTCATAAAGAAGATACTAAGAGTTGCTTTGATGAATACCTAGAAAAGAAAACTATTCCTTTTAATGATTGGTAAATAATAGGTGGCAATCAAGGGAGATACTGCTTACAGCATTTAATTACCACCAACTATTAACTAGCCCAAAACTTTTTAGCGTCTTCTAAATAGTCAGGGTCTAAATCATTTCTCCAAAAGAAATGAGCAAAATCAGGTTGAATAAAGTCTTTAACTACTTTAGGATCACTACTGATTTTCATAAGATTTTGTCTAACTTTACATTTTTGAATAAACGAATCAAACCTAGACATTATACTTTCAGGTTGTAAAGTTTCGCAATTATCCTTATGAAATACTTTAAAGGTATCTTCATTAATATAACAAACATAAACAGGTAGCTTGGTAGCATAATAATAAAAATCAACTTGAGTCTGATTGTATTCAGGTATGCTCTCAGGTAGCTTAGTTGTTAGCCAAGACCTTGTTCCGTCTTTCTTTGGTCTGCCTTTTCTTGGGAATTTACATTTGTCTTCAATAACTACATCACCTTTAAAATCACAATAGCCATGAACAGGAATATTAATTCCGTCAAACCATTTAAACGCTTCTATCTCAGGTTTACATTTTTCATAACCTGGAATAGTTTTGTGAGCTTCATGTCCGTTAAATATCATTCTTTCCACTATGCTAGAGAAATAATTAAAGTCTCCTACCTCTTTAGCATGAGGAATCAATGTATTTAATTTATGTCTAACTGGTGTGAACATTATATTCATTCAAGAAATCTTCGTATCTTCTTCCGTAAGACTCTACTATTTTTCTTGCTCTAAATTCACCACATTCATTTTTAGCTTTTTCATATTTTTGAATCTGCTGAAATGTTACGTTAGCTACTGAAGCTACTTGTGATTGTGTTTTTCCGTTTCTTATTCTTTCTAATCTTAATGCCTTACCAAGTTTTTGATAAAACAATTCTTTCTTTTCGTTAAAGTTTACTTGTGTTAATTGTTCTTCGTTTACCATTTGCTTCCTTTCATTTTGAGACAAAGATAGATTACTCCCTGTTGCAACTTATCAATGTATGACAAGATTTAAGTGCTAACTTTATCTTGTCTTTGTTTTAGATCCATTATCTTTTCTGAAACTTGTGGTAGCTTATGCTTATATGAAAGAAATAATCTTTTATATTTATACATTTTTTCCACCATTTTCTTTTGTTTCATTTCCAAACTTTGGATCTGTTTTGGTTCTATCATCATTAGATATATCGCTGATCGGTTTAATTTTCGCATTGAGAAACCTTTGACCTGCGATAGTACACTTGGCAGTTTCACTTGGCGATTCTTGACTATGAGCTTTTTCAGTTGCTTCTTCAACTGTAGCTCCTTCAAAAATTTGTTTAAACTCTACGTTCATTTCTATTAATGTTGTTTTTTCTACTTTAATCATAATAGCTTTCTTCAAGTTTTTTCTTATCAATTTTATATTTACTAATTAGTTTCATAGATAAACCAAACTTACCTTTTTCTCTACATTTTTTCAATATAGATAATAATTGAAAAGTTTTTTTAGTTTTTAAGTTCAATGTTTCTCCTATATCCATTTATCTTTTTAACCTCATTTCTTTTGGCAAGTTTGTTTATTAAAACTGTGATTGAATTTTTTGATTTGTAATTCAACCCATCTGCCATTTCTTGAAAAGTTGGACAATACTTGTTCTTTTTGACATATTTTTTAATAAAATTCAAGAGGTTTAGCATTACTGGTGTCATAGGTATTTTGTTAATCATTTTCTGTTTCCTTTATTTTAAGCATACGATTCAATTCGTTATAGCCATTGACATCATCATAAGTGTCTTTTTTATACATAGGGTTTGTTATAGTTCTCCAAATTTTAAGAAACTGCATAAAGCAACCAAATATATTATTAGGAACTCTTACCTTATGACCATTGTGTGCAGCTAAAATACTTTCCAATATTCCCTTCATAGCAAAAGAAGTATTATCAAAACTACCATATTGTGCTTGTTTACTTTTTAATAATTTATCTAATTCTTTAGTTAATTTACTCATATTTTCTACGTTATCTGACATCATTTCCTTTTTTATCTTTACAGTAATAAAGAAAGACTTTGTTTCCTTTATATCTAATTGTGCTTTCTTCTGTGCTTAAAACAGCAACTTTTTTAATAGCATCATTACAAAGCACCTTTGGTGCAGTAACTGAAATTGTGGCTTCAGCTACCGAACCATTAACTAAGTGCATTATAATAACTATTACGTTCATTAAAATGGTGCTTGATCTTTAGACTCAGGTTTAACACCAGGTTCATTTGCATAACCTGATATATTTGGTTTATCTGATTTATCATTTAACCAACCGATAAGAGCTTTTTTGCCACCTATCTCTACATTAGTCATATCACCTGTAAACTTGCCATCATCTCCTTTAAACAGAACTCCTGTCTGAGTAAATAATCTAACAAATTTTGTGTTACCATCTTTAGACGTTCCTTTAGAAGCTAAGATAGTTCCTTTCTTTCCATTATTTAATTGTATGTTACCTGAGAAATCTATTTTTACAGACATCTCATGAGAAGCATCATAGGGAAATAATACCCAATCTTTTGGTTTACCAACTTTTTGCATTCGTTCCTCCGTTTGTTTTTATGTTTTTTTGCTTTTCTTCAAATGACTTTTTAACTGTGTCATTTTCTTGTTCCCAATCTGAATAAAGAGCATTTAACTTTGTTTCAGTTGTCTGCTTATTTATTTTATCTTTGATTGAAACTTGTGTTTTGCTTTGTCCTTGACTTAATAAAGCAACTGTTAACTCATCTGCTGAAGCATATTCTGAACCATGTAGTCCAAATCCTGCTAGACATCTTCCTAAACTAGAACTGGCACAGTTTTCTACTGCACTTGTTTTATTTATAAATGATGCGTTTCTAAATTCTTCGGCATGACCTGATGAATAAGGTTGGTCTGCTATGTAAAGAGTAGTTTTAATTATAACTCTATCTGCATCATGGAAAAGTAATGCTTCATCTATTTTAGATTCAGGAAAATATTTCTTTAAATGCCTGTGTCTTTCTGCAACAGTTGAATATGATTTACCTTTAATGCTTACAGTAGGAACAGTTTTTAACTGTTTAATACATTCAGCGTATCTTTCTTTAAAACTTCCTTTAGATGTTTCTTCCCTACTTACTTGTTTTGTCTTCTTTGTTTGTTCTGACATTTTTTTCCTTTTCTTTTGTTACTAATATTGCTTTTGTTGGAGCTTCTTCTAATTCTTTTATTTTAGCTGCCATTTCCATTACTTTATTTTTTAACTTCTTGTTTTCAAATTGCAAATTACTTACTTGCATTTGTAACTTACCATTTATTAATTTATGCTGCTGATTGATTTTCATAGCATGATCGTAATCTTGCATTATTTTTTTCCCTCCATTACTTCTTTTACTGTTAGTTTATGAACTATCATGTCTTGAACTGCTTGACCTACAATTCCACCAAACTCCATTTTCATATTAGCTGGTAGTCTTTTTCTTTGTTCAGGTGTTAAGACGTTATAGTCATAAAACCATTGACATAATAATTTATTGATTTGACTTGGACTTAGGTGAGTTTTGTTTCCCCATTCTTTCCCTATTTTTTTAAGCATATTTAGAATCCTTATAGAATAATACAAGTTGTGTCAATAGCATATACATTAACATTTTAAATCAGCTATGGGTCTAAGTTCTTTTATATCCACTTTATAAGCTGGAGGTCTATTTGGATAACCAAAATTAGTGAGTCTGTCAGGTTCTTCCATTATAAACGAATACCAACCTATAAGACTAAACTCAAAACCACCCTCATCAATAACAAGTACATATTTAGCTTTCTTTTCATTAGGTCTTATTAATAAAAAGTTATTAGGTTTTCTTTTCTGTGATCTTATCTCTATGCCTTTTTGCATATCGGTGTCAGTATATCT